ATGGAAGTGGCAGTAATACGTCTTGGACTCCGACAGCTGGTGGTGGCGGTGGTTTAAAATGGATAAATGATTTTACGGTAACACCCGGAGACACTCATTCGATAAGAGTTGGTAGAAGAGGCGCCAAGGATTCCAATCTTTGGGGAAATCAGACAGGCACACAGCCTGGAGGAACAAGTTGGTTTGGCCAGGCTGGAACTGTATCCGGCGGTGATGGTACATCATATATTTCTGCAATGGGTGGGGGTGGGGGTGGCGCTACTATGAACAGTAATCTTTCTACCGTTGCTGGTCAGACGTCTATGGGCGGATCTAATACTATTTCAGCAGCAGCAATTGCATTGGCTAGTTCTCATGGCGGCGGTAATGGTGGTAATGGCGCATGGCGGAACAAAACATCGAACCCCAATGGTGGTGGTGGCGCTGCTGGTTATTCCGGTAATGGCGGCAGAGGGCGGAATACGGGAGGTGATGCAGGCGGGTATGGTGAACCAACCACGGCGACCTCGCATCATGGTGCTGGCGGTGGTGGTGCAGGAGGTAATGGGCTATCAAGTGGCGGCGGTGTAGGTGTTTATGGCGCAGGTTCTAGTGGTACTTCGTATGGTGCTGCGGGATCTTCTGGATCAGGAACTACTTACGGCGGCGGTGGTCATGCCGGACCGGGCGCAAACAATTATCCTGGACCAGCCGCGGCTGGCGATGGTGGCGCTGGAGCAGTCAGAATAATGTGGGGCGGTGGCAGATCATATCCATCTACAAATGTAGATAATACATACAATACTGATACCGAAACAGTTTATTAAACTGCTATATACTAAATAAATAATTAATCTAAATGGAGATAGATGATGGCTAGAAGGGGCAGATCCCGCGGACTATTTATGGGGAAAGCTTTTGGTAAAAGAGGGCATTTTTCTAAAGTTGCTAAAACAAAAGATGAAAAAACGTCCGCGGCTGATGAGTCAGCTCTAAATGGGGTGACGTTAGTAAATGATTATGCCTCGCTACCTACTAGTGGTATTCAGAATGGTACTTTATATCGAACTTCTAATCAAAATAAAGTATGGTTATATGTAGATGGCGGTTGGTATCTCGCTGCAACTTTAACAAATACTGCTCCAGTTATTAGCGGTGTCAATGATGCTATTAGTATAAACTCAACTACCGCTACAACAATTATTACGGCTACAGCCGTTGATTCTGAATATATGCCTCTAACATGGTCGTATACTACTTCTGGGTTAGGAAGTATGGCTACTATTAGTCATACTGATGGAACTTTTACAATCGCTACTGGATCCGATCCTAGTAATGGAACATTTACTTTAAATATTATCGTAACTGATGGAAAATTTACTACTACTGCTTCTACATCTGTTACTATGGTAAATGCTGGACCGACACCTATCACTGGAATAAATTCTTCTTATACATTAAATAGTCAAGGGGGAGCCGACACGGTTCTTACTGCTATTTCAGCCGATCCCGACGGAGCATCACTGACATGGTCTTATACAATAACTTCAGGAAGTCTTAATGGCACAACAATTGCTCAAGCTGATAATGTATTTACTATTAATCCACACGATAGCCAGGATGCGACTTTTGTGTTAACAATAAGCGCATCTGATGGTCTTAATGCTGCGACTAAGGCTGTATCGTTCTCTTTAGCTCATATGCCTCAAGTAGACATTCTAGTAGTTGGCGGTGGCGGTGGCGGCAGCGCATATGGCGGCGCAGGCGGCGGTGCGGGGGAATATAAAACTTGGACTGGAACGCTAGTTGCAAATAGAGAATATATTGCAAGTACTGGCAGCGGCGGTGCGGATCCGAGTCACTGGCAATATCCCGCCGGTGCTGGCACACGTAGCCAGTTTTATTATGGAATTGACTGGCGAATTAGAGCCGGCGGCGGAGGCGGTGGCAGTACGACCTATAAAAGTGCAGACACCAGCACCGTATATTATGCTGGTGGAGGTTCAACAGGTGGAGGATCACGGAACGGTGGATCATCACCGAACAATAACACGGCCGTCACTGCTACAGACATTTATAATTCATCTACAGATGTTGGAACTGGATATCGCTGGCGGGGCGGCTATGGTTCAGGCGACTACGGCGGCGGCGGGGGTGGAGCAAGTACTTATGGAAGAAATGGCACATCCACCTACGGTTCGTCTGGGGCCAGGGGCGGCGATGGCAAAACATGGTTAGACGGAAATACTTACGCTGGTGGCGGCGGTGGCGGTCCAAAGAACAACGATGGTACGGTCGAGACGCCAGGCGGTGCTGGCGGCGGCGGTGCCGGCTCCGATTCTTACGCACACAATGGTGACCATGGAACTGGCGGCGGCGGTGGCGGTGCATATGAGAATTCTCACGATGTTTTTACAGATGATCACCAGCACGATTCCTATCAAGCTGGTACCTTTGGAGGAAATGGTATAATTATTGTAAGAGTACTATCAACAGACTGGCAACCGACTGTAACTGGTTCTTATTGGACAACAACTACTGCTGGAGCTTATACTCTTTATAAGTGCGTTCGTCTGGGTCCTTATAACGGCAGTGGTCGGGCTATCGGTAATAATGGCTGGCACGGCGCATATCATAACGCAACATCACTAGCATTTGAAGCCAACCGAGGAACAGTAACTGGTACATTAAAATGGGAAATATAGTATATTTTAATGGATAAAATGCGTTTATAAAGTAGTATAAATAGTAGAAAATACTATTGAGGTTTATTAATGACAATATCCATATATAATTCATATAACTTAGTTCCTGGTGTTAATAATTTTAATGTCAGTGATGAAATTATTGTGCGTGATTCTCTTGATGTTTATGAAGTTATAGAGTTAGACTTCGGTAATACCAAACAATCTTTAAATTTTGGTCCTAACCAATATGCTGATTACGGCACCGCGCTAGATAGTCTTGACGCGTTTGATTCATTTGCAATTTCTTTCTGGATAAGGCAGGACAACGGCGATAATTCTCCTATTTTCTCATTATACGATAGTGAACAATATACAATAGTAGATCTGTCTAATGAGTCTAATTCATTAACATTATTAGATATATCAGGTTCCGTTCGGGTGCCAATATCAACTGGTAGAGCCAGCTTATTTATGGGTGATTTTAATGATGGAATAAGAGCAGACAGCGCAGTTGACAGTATAAATTTTAATAGTCCATTTTCAATAGAATATCGATGGAGTAGAGGATCACCGGATGATGAAACTAATACAATGTTTAGTATTAGTAAAGGGCATGATGATCTTTTAACAGTTGATGGAACTGGAATCATAGTTAATAATGTAAAATTATCATTTGACGATCCAACTGCTGTTAGCCACTCTCACGTTGACATTCTTGCCTCGCGCAACAAAGCTTTAAACCCTGAACTTTTGTGGGATCATTATGCGCTAGGGTATGATGGATTAGATTATAAATTTTTTAAATCTGGCACTGAAGTTTCTTATACTCGTGATGAAAAATATATGGCTAAAAAAGGAGATTTACAGTTTACAGATCTTCCCGATTTAAGAAATGATGCTGGTTTTCAAACTTGGGCATATTTTCCACAGGATGCTGCATCATATCATTTGTTTCATGCTGGTGATAGCATTAATAGAGTAGAATTTAAAACACAAGGTAATAATTTAATTTTAAAAGCAGGTGGCGATGTTGGGCCTTCATTAACTGTTGAAAAACCACCGGCTGGAAAACATAATATTGCATGGGATGTTAAAATTGATCCCGGGCAAGTTAGATTATGGATAAACGATAGTTATGCTGGTTCTTCTTCAATTGCCACACCACTTCCTGGAAAAAAGTGGGCCGGAGATGGTATTATTCCATTACTAAATTATACTAATACATATTCAGGTAATATAACACATTCAAGAACCATGGTCACTCCTGAATCACCACATACTGAATATATTGAAGGATCCGTAGCATCACCTTGGGCAACAACCAGTACCTTTGAAGATTGTAATGATGGAAAATTTAAATATCACACTGCTGCGCCGTCACTAAGTTTTTGGTCCGGACCTCGTCGCTGGTTACAGTATTACTATTATCATAGTGTAGATAGAGCATATAAAAATCATCGTCAAACATTACGAGAACCTCCAAATAATGGACAACCTTTTTCCATGCGGACTTTTCGAAATACTCGAGCAACAGCTGCATATTCGTATAGATCCAATAGAAACTATCAGCTACTGTATGGCCCCCCCGGGTCCGCTAAACATGTGGTGGGGCTGAAGCATTGGAGAAAGAATTATCCGTCTCGTAATCATGTAACATTATCAGATGTAACTATTAGTAAGGGCGGTTCACGTATATTTTATTTTGAACATGATTATAAAAAGCGTCCAATACCAGGTCCGAACAACAATTATCACTATAACTATTCTAATGATGTAGTTTTACATTTATCAGAAAAAGGATTTAGATCAAATACATCATTTTTTTACACAACGCCGGATCTAGGCGAATTTGGCCAATCAAACAACGGGCCCGCCTATGCCTTTCCAGATGATCCACATACTCAGCCGATAATGTCAGGAATTAATACTTCTGGTTTGCGGTCTTGGGCGCCGTACACCGGTGATTTAGTGCCTTCAGAAATTAATAACCACCAAATTAATAATTTTAGAGCGTATGAAGCTGATACGTCATGGGGTGGTTATGACAGATGTGATCAATGGTTTATTTCAGAACCTGATGAAAGGCTTTATTGTTTCCGGAATGGTAGATATCATCGATCATTTGATTTTCCGCCGAGTGGAACCCATTTTGAAGTATTATTTTTTAAAGGAAAATATAATTATTATCTAGGAGCTGTCCAAGGTAGCCCAGGTTATGGTCATTTTGCAAATATGGGCCTTGAAGGAGAAGAAGAATTTCTGCTTAATAGGTATACTTCTTATAATTTTAGTCCGGATTGTTGGGATTATGATCCTTCTAGATTATTCTCAACTGTACCTGCTTTAGACCGTCGGATTGTAGCCGGCGGTGGCGCGCCAGCTGGATACGGAAAACTAGGAAGTCTTCTTTGGCCTGAGGATTTAAAAGATTCATTATACACTTATCCAATAGCATTTGATGATTATAAAGATGCTAATCTTCACATTGGCGCCAAATTAAAAGATTTATCAAACCCCGATGAAACTGGTTTACAGTATGCTAATAAATTTATTTCAGAGACTGGTGGATCTATAGTAAATTACACTGGTGGTCAAGGTTCTGATATTAAAGATGCAATAAATGCTACAGCTGACGGTGATGCTTTAATATTACCAGCTGGCAATTATACAATGTCTTATAATAATGGACGTGACATACTCAATGGCAAAAATATTTTAATATGTGGTCCTACGAATAACATGAGAGACGTCAAACTAGAACTTACCAATTCTAGTTCATATTATATATTTTGGAATGATCATCGTCGATTTTACTCAAGAGCCGAAATAGCATATCTGTCTATAGAAGGCTGGACCTACGGATTAGTGAGGTTTGATAATTATAATAGTAGTACCGGATACGGAAATTTTGGTAACCATAAAATAAAAAATGTTAAATTTACTAATAAAAGAGGAATTTTTTATTACAACGTTAATACATATCCAGGTAAAAAATTAATTATAGAAAATTGTATTTTTGACAAACCATTTACTGTACCAGCCAACTTGAATCAATATAATGTTTCTGTTAAAAATTGTATTTTTACAGGCTTATCTGGAAATGAAGGTTCGCCGGGATACACAGTAGATTATATTCCTACATTTACTGGAATTAATAAGACTGGTATTGACGTTGATTTTAAGAGCACATCAGATAGCAGCCAGTATTTAGATTTACCATATGATTTAATTAAAGATGTTAGTAAAGATTTTACATCATATGTTTATGACTTTAATATTCTAGATAGCAATAGATATGATAGCGCTTATGACGTATCAATATCTAACGCAGATTTAGATGATTCGCATACTAAGCTATCAATTAATCCGGTTATAACTAAGGGCAATATTTTTACTTATACATCGCGTGCTTCTGCTACATCAATCCGCCCGGCATTTATTGTTGATAATGAACTTTTAGAGGGTGACTCATTTCCCATTCCAAATGGTGCAGAATGGGAATATCAATCGATACAATATAACGGTACTTCACTAAAATTATACATTGATGGTGTATTAAATAAAGAAATAAATGCTGATTTAAATTTTAATGATATAAAAAATACTTCATTATTATTGGGAAGATTAAGTAATTATGAATTCACAGAAAATAGATTTGCTCCTGAATATAACACAAGTTTAAATTTAAGAGACTTTGTCGTGACTAGAGGGCAAACGTATTTAACTGACTTTACTCCACCAATAGATTCTTACGGCACAATTGGCGCTAATGATGTTTTGTTTACTGCAACTGGAGCTCCGTATCCAGATATGCCTGGAATAACTAATTATGATGTAAGTACCGTTGATATATCGCCTTTTGATCATCCTTTGTCAGGCAAATCTTTTCTAAAAATAACAAAATTAAATACATCTATGGGAAATATAACACTAGGAACAGAAACTACAAAACGAGGTCAAACAGTACAAGTTGTAGACTTTACGTCTACTTTAAATGATTCAGATTTTACCAGACCAAGTTATGAAATAAATTTAAGAAACATTGATGACAGAGGTGACAGTATTAGTTGGTCTTATGAAACAACTATGCCCAAAAGACTAATAGATATAAGAAGTGATTCTGCCAAAAATAGATTTTATATTGATCCTACTAATTCTGATGAGACTGATTTTTCACATAGTCTAGGTATTCGGTTTACTGGGAAAAATAAAATTTATCCAGACCGTGGTCCATGGTTATTTGGTCCGGATGACGCTCATATAAGCGATTCATATAGGCCAGATATGACATTAGTATATGATTATCATCCACCAATTGGTTTAAGCATTTCTGCAATGAGCGATCCACATATATCAAGATTCCAAACAACAAAAGATAGGCCTCTTACAATTGATTCTGCTAGATATACTGCAGATCCTTTCAATATATTAACTCCAGAAAAATTATGATGATCAAGGAAATTAAAAATGCCTATAGAAAATAAAATTTATTATGATTCGGAAAATTTTGTATTAACATTATACGAAGAAGGTCAATACAAATCAGTTGGAGCCTTTAATCCTGGCGCAAGTGGAGTCGAAGCAATTGATGGAATTTGGCAACCGATTTATGATTCGACATTTGATTTAGAACAAAGTCCATTTACGCCTATGGTTAATTTCCTTACGTCTGATTCAGACGGTAATACTATTACCTGGAATCCTGTTGCGCCAAAAGTAAAAACTCACGGATCACTTGGAATGCCAATTGTTTCTAGGGTCAGTGGATCTACTCCAAGTTTTACAATAGTTCCATCTGGGTTAAATTTTTCAACTGATTTAAATGAACTTAAAATGGAAACTGCCGAGAACTTTATAACGTTTAAAGGGACAGTTAATGTACCTGACGGTCGTGGATACACTATGCCTAGATTTTCAAATTTTATTGGGGTTGAAGGCGATAGTTTTAATGGCGCATTTGATTCATATTCAGGTGTATCATCGATGGATTTAACGATAAGATATAATCTTCGTGGATTAATGGTAGATGAAGTTAATCCACCAAAAGCTTTAGAGCTTTTATCACTTGGTCTTCCAAAGGTTAATAAGATATTTTCAACCTCTGGTACATCACCTTTTGATACATCATCCACAGGTCATACTTTAAATGCTGATGGCTCAAAGCTATTTGTTGTTGGTAACGCAAATAAATCTATAAAAAGATACTCGTTAACAAAGCCATTTGATTTTAAAACTATAGGTACAACACATGACCAAGAATATGTTATCCATAATCAATTAGGAGTATCAGCCGGTCATACAGTATCAAGTATAAATTTATCTGGAATAGATATTAATGATAGTGATAATACCATATATGTAAGTAATCCAAATCGCAGTACGATATATCAATATGAGCTTTCTACGCCTAATGATCTGACAACTCTAGAATATAAATCACCATATTTTGAGCATGATCAAATCGTAACTTCTGTTCAAGATCCTAGATTTAATATGCGAAAACATGGGGTAACTTCAACTGGATATGAAAATACATACGCAGGTAGGTGGCCACCTTGGCGGTATCCTCGGCCTTCTGGTTGGTTAAGTTCATACGGACCTCCAGTATGGGATGCTACATATTCTAATTTTTTTAGCCACGATGGAACTAAATTTTATATTCTTTATTATAATAAAATTGTAGAATATACACTTCAAATACCTTATGTTTTATATTCTGGAACAAGAACTGCTGATGCAGGTTTAGGTCATATATTTCAAAAGACAAGGAGTAATTGGCATTATTATGAAAGAAATCCTCTACCACTATATCGGCGGGCTGGCTATATAGAAACATTTACAAGATTTCATCCTACGTTCGGTTATGTGTGGTATTATCAGTATAGAGAATGTTATTATCACACAGGGTTTCCTCAGGGATTTAAATTTTCAAATGATGGAACAAAGTTGTGGGTAATTTATGGCAAATTTTACACTTATGGACGCATTTACCAATATAATTTACCTAATCCATATGATATTAGTGATATTTCTGACCAATCTTTCATTGATCACGAAATAGGAGACCAGACTAATAATGCGTTAAATGTTACTGATTCAAAAGTAAGAAGTGCTTGGGACATTGGAGTCAGTAACGATGGAACTAAATTTTATATTCTAGATAATTTTACTTTAAAGATATATCAATATACTTCAACTCAGAGTAATGACATAAATGGTTTACCAACAGATTCCGGAAGGTTAAAACTTTGGGCAAGTCTTTATGATGCATTCTTAGACTTTTCAGGCGTTGCTAATGCCAGTGAGTGTAAACATCTTGTGTTTAATAATACTGGAAGTAAATTGTATATCTCAAATAAACAGAATATCTATGAATATTCAATGACTACGAATTTTGATATATCAACAGCAACATTAACAAACACATTCTCAAATATTACAGTTAGTCAAAATAACATTGCAAGTGGATTTTCATTTAGTGCTGATAATACGCAGCTTTATTATACAGAAAACAAACTAGTTAAAAGAAAATTATTAAATGTTGCAAATGATAGCGCTGATATAAATGGAGCATACGACGATTCAGGTTTAACAGTACCATTTCTTGATGTTAGTTCGTATGGTTCGCCATCGGATGTTAGAATAGAAAATAAAGGTAAATCATTATATATTTCAGAAACAAGTGGTACAGACACAATACATAAATTTATTTTATCGGATTCTAATGAAATAGAATCAGCTGTACATAATGGAACTTTTAATCCTTCAGTATCGTCACTAACTGGATTTGCATTAAACGATAGCGATAATAAATTGTATACTATTAATAATAAAGGTCCAGCAAAGGGCACTATTACATCATTTGATATCAATGCGACTTTTGCTAGTTCAACAGCTACTGGTGAAATATATACTACAGTTGGTGACTGGGACTATGATGCACAAAGTATGTCATGGAATAACGATGGAACAGAGTTTTTTGTTCTTGGTAGATCCACAAATGGAGCATCAAAATATGGATTTGATGTGTTTAAAACTAAGCGTAAAAACAATATAAGTCCTATTTAAAAATATATAAATAGAATAAAGATTATTACAAATTCGGGGCATTAGCATGGCATCACCTACAACAAGACAGCAACTGGAAGAATATTGTTTACGTAAATTAGGCGCGCCGGTAATTGACATTAATGTTGCTGATGAGCAGCTAGATGACAGGATAGATGAAGCACTTGAAGTGTATCAAGAATATCACTCCGATGCTACTGTTAAAACATACTTTAAACATTTAGTTACTGAAACTGATGTTACAAATAAATATATTCCGGTATCAGATAATGTATTATATGTAACACATTTATTTCCTATTCGAGTTGGCTCTTCTACTGGCGCAGGAATGTTTGATATAAAATATCAGATGATGCTTAATGACATGGTAAATTTAAATAATTTTACTGGTGGTTTAAACTATTTTGTACAGATGAAACAATATCTTGATCTTATTAATATGACGCTAAATGGCACTCCCCAGGTATCTTATCAGCGTAGACAAAATAGATTACATATTTTTGGTGATTTTGATGATAAAGATATTGAAGCTGGAGACTACCTCGTGGCTGAGTGTTATGCAATAGTCGATCCGTCAACAACATCTGGAAGTAAATCTATTTTTAATGATATGTGGTTAAAAATGTATACTACAGCTTTGATTAAAAGGCAGTGGGGATCAAACCTTATGAAGTTTGAAGGAATGACTCTACCAGGTGGGGTGATGTTAAATGGTCGCCAAATATTTGATGATGCTAACATTGAAATTCAAGCCCTCGAAGAAAAACTTAGATTAGAATTTGAATTACCGATTGATTTTTATATAGGATAATTTATGGCAAAGAATTTATATTTTGCCGATAAATCGGTAAATGAACAAAACTTATATGAAGACATTATCATAGAATCCTTAAAGATTTATGGTCAAGATGTATATTATATGCCTAGAGAGATTGTCAATGAAGATAAGATCCTGGGTGAAGATGTGCCCTCTAGATTTTCAACATCTTATAAAATAGAGATGTATATTGAGAATCAGCAGGGATTTGATGGAGAGGGTGACCTTTTCTCAAAGTTTGGTGTTGAGATTAGAGACGCTGCTACATTTGTGGTATCGCGGCGAAGATGGAGACATATGATTGGTCAGAATAGTAATACTGTTACTGAAGAACGACCAAGAGAAGGTGATATAATTTACTTGCCACTTTCAAATTCTATGTTTGAAATTATGCATGTTGAGCATGAATTACCTTTTTATCAATTAAGCAATGTTCCTACATATTCGCTGCGATGTGAGTTATTTCGTTATTCAAGTGAAGACTTTGATACTGGAATTGCTACAATCGATGGTATTGAAGGGGATGCATATAATATTACACTTAATCTTGATTCTGGATTTGATTCAGGTGGTGAGGAGGGTGTTCTAGACTTCTTTGTCGGCGAAACAATATATCAACTTGACTCCAGTATTCTTTCAGTTGGCGGTAACTTTACAAAAGTCACCGGAGAAGTTGTTTCATATAATGCCGTCTCGTGCATGCTTGAGCTTACCCATATTGGCACTGATAGCGCTATAGCTTCTGGGCAGGGTAATTCATCGGGCCTCATTGGCTTCACACAAAATAAAATAATTGTAAATGATAGGGCGAATGATGCACTTCTCTTCCCGAATTATGCATTTTACGGTAGAGATATCGATTCAGATAAAGTTATTGATGCTAGAACAAGAAGAATTTTATCAATCGTAGCGGAATCTGATGGCTATATATCTGGTCAAAACGACGTATTTGACGCCAATGACTCAGGTGGTTTAACTGGTTTTGTGGACTTCTTAGACTTCTCTGAAGGTAATCCATTTGGCGATGCAGAGGACTTATAATGTTTCAATATTTTTATCACGAACGAATTAGAAAATCAGTAGCAACTTTTGGAACGCTTTTTAATAATATATACGTCCAGCGAAAAGGTAAAAACAATACTATTACTGATCAGGTTAAGGTGCCATTAGCATACGCCCCGCGCGAGAAATATCTTGAAAGAATTAGAGAAAATCCGTCACTAATAGACAACACTAAAGTGTCTCTTAAACTACCACGTTTATCCTTTGAAATTACTTCTTTGTCATATGACACTGAGCGAAGTTTACCGAGATCGAATAATTATAATAAAGCATACGGCACAAGCAATACGCAGGCTACTAAAATATATTCACCAGCACCTTATACAATATTCTTTCAATTAAATGTATATGCTAAGTTACAAGATGATGCGCTACAAATTGTCGAACAGATTCTTCCATATTTTAATCCGCATTATAATCTAACTCTAAAACCATTTGAATTACATCCAGATGTTAAAGAAGACGTTGCTATAACTCTTCAATCAGTATCATTCCAAGATGATTTTGAGGGAGCATTAGAACAAAGACGGACTATTATATACACATTAGATTTTGGAATGAAAGTTAATTTTCATGGTCCGTTTAGGACCGGTAATATTATTAATAAAGCAATTACTGATATTTATTTTGATAAAACAAATTATTTGTCAGGTGATTCAGACGGATTAGTAGTTAAATCTACAGTACAGCCGAATCCATTAAACGCCACGCCATTTAGCGATTTTGGATTCACAACAACCACCGACTATTATGAGGATTCAGCATAATGTTATCATTTAAACAATATAATTCAGAATCATTTGTTGGAGCAATGAAAGGCGCTTTAATGGGTCCGCATGGTCCTAATCATAATCCAAATAAGACAAAGAAAACACGTGAGATACTGCCTGATAGAGTTACAATATCACCTCAGGCAAAAGCAATGCGTGATATTGAACAAAGAGCTTCTACATCGAGTCCTTCAGGACCGGCTTCTTCGTTAAGCGGAACAAAAAGAGTTAGATAAATGAGTGATTGGAAAAAGTCAGACAATTTACCAGAAGATGATTTTGATTATTCTCGTAGAACTTATTACGATTTAATTGAAAAAGGTAATGCTGCACTCGAAGATATGATTGAAGTAGCTCGAGCTTTGGAACATCCCCGAGCTTTCGAAGTTGTATCTGGTATGATTAAAAATGTATCCGACGTAAATGATAGACTTATGGATCTGCATAAGAAAAAGAAAGAATTTGAAAAGAAGGATGTTCTTCAGGTGACAGCTCCTGAGGGAACTACAAATAATTTATTTGTAGGATCTACAGTAGATTTGCAAAGAATGTTACAAGATATGAATAAACCTGTTAAGGATGATAACGTAATTGATATTACAGATAGATTAGATGATGGAAAAGAATGATTCTTATTTAGGCAATCCGAGTGTTAAACGTGATGGTGTTGTTACTAATTGGACAAATAGTGAAGTTAAAGAATACGCTAAATGCATGCAAGATCCTGCATACTTTGCAAGAAAATATTGTAAAGTAATTCATCTTGATAGAGGTTTAGTTCCATTTGATCTATATCCTTATCAAGAAAAAATGTTTAATCAATTTAATACAAATAGATTTAATATTGTCTTGGCCTGCCGGCAATCTGGTAAATCTATTTCATCAGTGGCATATCTACTTTGGTTTGCGCTTTTTAATAGTGAAAAAGTTATTGCTG